GAGTACACTGATACTACAGGCCGTCGTCTGGTCAGCAATCAGTGGGTGGCCAACACCGCCTACCAAACTGGCTCTCAAGTGACCTACTCCTACTCTGACCCGAATATCGTGTACGACATTCAGGCCAACGGTAGCTTGGCGCAAACCTCAATCGGCGATCAAGCCAACTTTGCAAGCATTACTGCTGGTTCCACGACCACAGGCTTGTCACAGTGCATGATCTCTACGAGTCTTGCGGGTTCTGGTAATGTGGGCGATATGCGCATTATCGGTCTTTCTAACGGCGTTGATAACGCTTGGGGCGATGCTTACACAGTAGTGCAAGTACAAGTCTCTCGCAGTCAATTCGTTGCAACCATTAACGCCATCTAAGGAGTCCAATCATGGCAGCACCAATGCGCAGTACGGACTTTAGAAGCATCGTTGAACCAATCATGAACGAGTGCTTCGATGGAGTCTATGATCAACGTACCGACGAATGGTCACGGGTTTTCCGTGAGCAGGACGGTATCCCCCGCAACTACCACGAAGAACCAGTCCTTTATGGATTTGGAGCCGCACCTCAACTGCCTGACGGAACTCCTGTTTCGTACCAGCAGGGTGGTGTTCTCTTCTTGCAGCGCTATGTGTACAACGTGTATGGCTTGGCCTTTGCGTTGACCAAAGTGTTGGTTGAAGACGGCGACCACATCCGTGTCGGTCAGGTCTACGCTCGCCACTTGGCTCAGTCTCTCATCGAGACAAAAGAGACCTTGTGCGCAAACGTCTTGAACCGTGGCTTCAACTCCAGCTACCCCGGTGGCGACGGCGTGTCTCTGATTAACACGGCTCACCCCATTGTTAACGGCACGTTCAGCAACCAGTTGACCACTGCGGCCAACCTGTCCCAGACTTCTCTGGAACAGATGTTGATCCAGATCCGTCAAGCTGTGGACAACAACGGCAAGAAGATCCGCCTTGTGCCCCGCCAATTGGTGGTGGCCCCCGGCAACGTCTTCCAAGCCGAAGTTCTGTTGAAGAGCGTCTTGCGTTCTGGTACAGCAAACAACGACCTGAACCCTGTCAAGTCTATCGGCTTGCTGGACGAAGGCGCTGCTGTTATCAGCCGCTTGACCAGCCCTACGGCGTTTTTTGTTCAGACCGACGCCCCAGAAGGCATGAAGCTCATGATGCGTCGCAAGCTCGAGAAAACCATGGAAGGTGATTTCGAGACTGACTCTATGCGCTACAAGGCCACCGAGCGTTACATCCCCGGGTTCACCGACCCGCGTGCAATGTACGGCACGCCCGGCATGTAAAGCCAAGTGGGGCGGGAGTAAAAAACCCGCCCCTTTTTTTAATGTTTGGTCAAACTTTTCAAGGAGCAGACCATGCCTCAATTTTCAGATGATCTCTTTCTGGGTTCCGCCCTTACCGTTCAAGGTATGGACCAGTACCCTGCTGTTTCAACTTTCACTGGCTCAATTGCTACCACCACATTGACCGTCACCGCCTTGCTTTCTGGTGACCCAATTGCCGTGGGTATGTTTATTGACAGCTCAACGTCCCTTACCAATGGAACTTACATTACCGCTTTTGGTACGGGTTCTGGCGGCACAGGTACTTACACCGTAAGCGCCTCGCAAACCGTAGCAAGCGCCACCATCGTTGGCTCTGGTAATGCTTTGTTGGAAAACCCATCCCCAATGAGCGTAGGTGTTGGCCCTCTGGGTCGCATTTATGTTTGGGACGCCGTACCACAAGCCAAGCTGACGACCAACATTGTTGCCGCTGTCATCACAACTGCTACCACGCTCACGCTGGCCGCAGGTGCTGGTGTTACATCCGCCACGATTCAAGGCGGCGCAACAGGCTTGCAGCTTGACTGCCCTCGTGCAGTTTCCACAACCACAGGCGCTGGCTCCCCAACTTCTGTCAACATTACTGTCTCTGGCTACGACTACTACGGTCAGGCCATGAGCGAGGTGATTGCAACAGGAACAGTGGCATCAACGACTGTCAGTGGCAAAAAAGCCTTCTACCAAATTGCCAGCGTTACTTCTTCTGGCGCAAGCGTGGTGACCGTCGCGGTGGGTACAACCGACATCTTGGGTGCGCCACTGCGCATCACTGATGCTGGGTACGTTACTCGCGCAGGCTGGAACAACACCCTAGCCGAAGATGCGGGCACTTTTGCCGCCGCCGCTACCTTGACGGCCACTACCACAACTGGTGATGTGCGGGGCACTTATCTGCCCTCCTCGGCCTGTGACGGTATCAAACGTCTCGTGATGGGAATCGCCCTGCCTGCAATTGCAGTAGGCCCAAATGCAACCCGTGTTGGCGCTCTCGGCGTCACACAAGCATAAGGAGAACGACATGGGTCAATTTAAACCAATGGTCAAAATGGAGACCACTGAGCCTTCAGTTGAACTGAAGCTCAAAAAAGGCGGCAAGGTGGCCAAGAAGGCTGATGGTGGCATGATGGGTTCGCCCATGAGCGCCGCTGGCCCTATGCCCCCTGCAATGCCTGCCAGTGGCGGTATGCCAATGGGTCGCTCGCCAATGAAGCCCTCGCTGGCCATGCGCCGTCGCGCCATGAAGGGCTTGCCCGCTGGTGCTGGCCCTGCTGGTCCAATTGGCGGTGCAGCTTCAATGCAGCCCTCAATGCCAGCCCCTATGGCCCCTCCTATGGCTCCTCCTGCCATGAAAAAAGGTGGCAAGGCCGACATGCCGCAAGACAAAGCCATGATCAAAAAGGCTTTTAAGCAGCACGACATGCAAGAGCATAAAGGCGGCAAGGGCACTTCACTCAAGCTCAAGCACGGTGGCAAGATGGCCACTGGCGGCGTGGTGAATGGCCAAGGCGGCTTTGCTACTGGCGGTGTCGTTAAGGGCCAAGGCGGCTACGCTACTGGCGGCGTTGCCAAATCAAACGGCGGCGGCTACAAAGCAGGCGGCAAGGCCATGATGGGTGGCGGCATGGCTGGTGACGGCATGATGGATGATGGAATGATGGGTGGTGCCGCTTACAAAAAAGGTGGTGCCCCAAAAAAAGCCTACGCGGCGGGCGGGACTGTTAACTCAGGCCGTCCCGTCGCGATGCCCCAAGGCAACAAAAAGCCATCACAGCCCGTGAGTACCAATCTTGTTGCAGGCACCTTTAAAAAGGGCGGCACGGTCAAGATGAATCATGGCGGCGATTCCGCTGACAAGGGGGAAGATATGTCCAAAGGTGCTTATGACAAAGCGCCAAAGTACAGTCGTGACCTTGAGGATGCATTAAACCCTCTTGACATGGTGAAGGAACTGGCCGGTAAAGCTAGGGACTACTTCATGCCCAAGAAGACTGCTGACAGTGTGACCAAGACCAAAGAGTCTGTAACGGTTACGCCAGCAGGCAAAAGGCGCGGTGGCGTTGCTTGTTGAAAACGAGTGGGGGCTTCGGCCCCCGCTTCTAATTGGAGAGAACTGAATGACTATTACGGCTACATCCCAAACATTGTTTGATGGCGAAAGAGTCGCCATTATGAAGTTTTACGCAACCATGAGCACGACGGAAAATGAGTCTGCCGTTGCAAAAGTTACCCCATCGGCGCTTACCGCTTCAGCGGCAGGCGGTGCTTGTGATGCCGTGACTATTTTGAAATGCACGGCAATGACGCATGGCTTGGAAGTCCAAATGAATTGGAAGGCAAGCACACCAGTAGTCATTGAAATAATCCCACCCAATACAAATTACACGCAAGATTACTCAAGTTTTGGTGGTTTGTGGAACAACGCCGGGACTGGCAAAGACGGTGTGATTACTTTTACGACTCTTGATGGCTCTGCTGGTGATGCCTACACGGTCATTCTTGAAATGCAAAAGCACTACGTTAATCCATTGGGTTAATCATGCCAAGCAAATCACCTGCTCAACACAATTTGATGGAGGCGGTAGCGCACAACCCTGCGTTCGCTAAGAAGACTGGCATCCCAACAAAAGTCGGCAAAGAATTTGCCAAGGCTGATGAAGGGAAGAAATTTAAAGGAGGCGGACTCTATGACAACATTAATGCAAAACGTCAAAGAATCTCTGAAGGCTCTGGCGAAAAGATGCGGCGAGTGGGCAGCAAAAGTGCGCCAACGGCTGGTGACTTTAAGCAGTCAGCAAAAACCGCCAAAGTAAAATGACCAAAAAAAAAGTCAATCTTGCGGTCGGTCGCGGTGAAAAATTGTCCGTTGCCAGAGGCGCTGGGCTTACCCAAAAGGGTCGCGACAAGTACAATCGAGAGACTGGTTCACACCTAAAAGCGCCCCAGCCCAAAGGAGGTCCACGCAAGGACTCTTTCTGCGCTCGGATGTCTGGTGTGGTTGAGCACTCAAAAGGTGACGCACCACGCGCAAAAGCATCGCTAAAGCGGTGGGACTGTCCCGGCTGGTAAGAGGAAAACAACGATGGCATATTCTGGCACTACAGGTACGACCGTTGTAACGGTCCAGACGCTGATTGACCACGGTGCTCGTCGCTGTGGCAAGCTGGCCGAAGAGCTGACCTCCGAGCAGGTTTTGAGCGCCCGCGAGTCGCTTTTCTTCCTGCTGTCCAACTTGATCAACATCGGCATCCAGTATTGGGCGATCAGCAAGAAGGTCTACGGCTTCACGCCTGACAAAGCAACGTACCTGCTCCCTTTGGGCGGCAATGACGTGCTGAACGCCCTGTACCGCTACATGAACCGTCCTGACGGCTCCTACACGTCCTCTGCTGGTGGAACGGTTGGAAACGTCTATGACGGCGACGTGGACACAGTCTGCACCCAGACCTCGGCCAACGGCAACATCGCTGTCAACTTTGGCCCGTCCAACCCTATTTTTATCGGCTCCATTGGGTTCTTGCCTGCCTCCAGTGGCACTAAATCGTTCATCCTTGAATACTCGCTTGACAACGTAACTTGGGCAACCTTGGTTGATCTTGGGGCTATCACGGTGGTTGATAACGAGTGGATCTGGACCGACATAGCCAACGGCCAAACCGTGTCGTACTACCGCATCCGGGCCTACAGTGGAACCACCCTGAGCCTGCGCGAGTTGTATTTTGGTAACAACAGCACAGAGATCACCATGTCGCGCCTGAACCGGGACGACTACACCAACCTGCCCAACAAGAACTTCACCGCCAACCAGCCCTTTCAGTTTTGGTTCAATCGGACCATTCCTCAGAGTGAGATCGTGCTTTGGCCAACACCTCAGAATGCTTTCTATCAGATGACCATCTGGTACTCGCGCCAGATCATGGACGTGGGCGACCTGTACGGCGAGCTGGAGGTGCCACAGCGCTGGTACGAGGCCGTGGTGATGATGCTAGCTCACCGGATGAGCCTTGAGCTGCCCGGCGTGGACATGGCCCGCGTGCAGTACCTTGAGGGTCAGGCCGAAAAGTACCTTGGCATTGCCGAGGAAGAAGAACGCGACAAGTCGCCAATCTACTTCGCTCCAAATATTTCGTGCTACACAAGGTGACCGATGGCCATCTTTCTGGACACCCTCGGATACTCTGACATTGCAATTGCAATATGCGACCGCTGCAAGATGAAGCGCCCGCACGCCGTGATGCGCAACGACCCCAACTTCCCGGGTCTCAGGGTATGCAATGAGGGCTGCGCAGATCAGCTTGACCCCTACCGCCTGCCGGCTCGCAAAACCGAAAGAATAACAATTCGGTTCCCGCGCCCTGACCTCCCATTGAACGCGGGCGACAACTATTTGGTCACGGGCGGCGAGACCAGCGTGTTCCAAATCTCCACTGAGGGTAATACCCAGACTCCAACATCTACCGGGAACAGGGACACTATTGCACCAAACCCGCCAGACAACACGAGCACATAATGTCCGCACAAGTCACCATCCTCCAGCTTCCATCGGCCGGGGCCATTACGGGCACCGAAGCGGTCCCAATCGTCCAAAATGGCGTGACGGTGCAAACGACCACCGCTGCGATCTCCGCCTCGCCGTCGCAGACCTACAGCTACCTGACCGTCAGCCAGACGCCCCAGTTGGCCAACAGTCGCTACGTTGGCGCTACCAACGGCCTGTCGATTACCGACGGCGGTGCGCAGGGCCTGTTCAATATAACGACCACAGGCGCTCTTTTGTCGCTGGTGAACTCCAGCACTGGGTTTCAGGTAAAAACGTCCTCTACGGTCCTTACAAGCCGTTCTATTGCTGTTTCCGGGGCTGGCCTGTCCATCGCCGACGGGAGCGGCGTGTCTGGAGACCCCACCGTCTCTTTGAGCGGTCAGGTGCTAAATTTTGCCAACGCCAGTTTCAACGGTCTTGTGGTTCTTTCAACCGGCGGAGCAATAACTTCGGCCACGATTACGGGCACCGCAAACCAGATAGACGTGGCTAACGGCACCGGGGTAAGTGGCAACCCCACGGTGTCAATTTCAAACAACCCGGTAGTTCCCGGCACGGGCGGCATGATTCTGCCGGTCGGAACAACAGGTCAGCGCGGAACATCAAGCAACGGCAATCTGCGGTACAACACCACAACGGCTACGTTTGAAGGTTACGCCAACGGCGCATGGGGTTCAATTGTCAGCGGAGCAGGCGTCAGTTCCATCTCTTTTGGTTCAACTGGACTTACGCCGGCCACGTCAACCACCGGCATTGTTACCGTGGCAGGAACCTTGGCGGTAACCAGCGGAGGCACTGGGGTTGTAACAAGCACGGGAACGACAAATGTCGTGCTGTCCAACAGCCCAACGCTGGTAACGCCAAATCTCGGAACTCCAAGTTTCTTGCTTGGAACAAACATCACGGGAACTGCCACAGCTTTTACCGCAAGCAACGTCACAACCAATGCCAATCTGACGGGCGATGTCACATCGGTAGGAAATGCAACCACGCTTGCCACAGTCGCCTCGGCAGGTTCTACAGGCTCAAGTACGGCAATTCCTGTCATCACCATCAACGCCAAGGGCTTGACGACCAGCATCACCACGGCGGCAGTCATTGCGCCCGCAGGAACCCTGTCTGGTAGCACGCTGGCCTCTGGGGTTACAGCCTCATCGCTGACCAGCCTTGGCACGATTGCAAGCCTTGTGGTGACCGCAGGAACAATCTCAACAACCCCGTCAGCGGCCACAGACATTGCAAACAAGACCTATGTCGATACTGTTGCGCAGGGCTTGGATACCAAAGCTTCGGTGGTGGCTGGAACAACGGCAAACATTTCATTAACCGGTGCCCAAACGATTGATGGCATCTCAATCGTTGCAACTGACCGGGTGCTGGTAAAAGATCAAACAGCGCCAGCAGAAAACGGGATTTATATTGCGTCTGCAACAGCATGGGCAAGAGCCGCAGACATGAACACTTGGGCGCAAGTCCCCGGCGCTTACGTCTTTATTGAAACAGGAACCACGCTTGCCGATACGGGTTGGGTCTGCACAAGCAACGCAGGTGGCACGCTAGGCACCACGGCCATCACTTGGGCACAATTCAGCGGCGCTGGCTCTGGCGTGAGTTCAATCACATTTGGCAGTACAGGACTGACACCAGCAACCACGACGACTGGCGCGGTGACTGTTGCTGGAACTCTAGCCATCGCCAACGGCGGGACAGGGGCAGTAAACGTCACTGATGCAAGGACAAACCTAGTTGCTGCAAAGTCAGGCACTAACAGTGACATCACAGAGCTGTACGCGCTGAACGGAACGTCTGGTGGTGTGGCTTATCAAAACGTATCTAATCAATTGATAATGGGATCAGCGCTGACATTTGACGGCACGATGCTTTACGTCCCGGGTGGGATATCTGGCGGGACTTTCTAAGGAAAAATTATGGCTGCAACGAACTTCACACCAATTCAACTCTACTTCTCAACGACCGCCTCGGCCGCGCCAACAGCGGCAAATCTTGCGCAAGGTGAATTGGCAATCAACATCACCGACGGCAAGCTGTATTACGAGGACAACGCAGGCGCTGTTCAGGTAATTGCAACCAAGGGTGCCGGCACGATCGGCGGCTCAACTACGCAGATCCAGTACAACAACGCAGGCGCGTTGGCTGGTAATGCTGCAATGGTATTTAACAACTCAACGAACGTCACCACGCTGACTACGCTGAACCTCACCAATGCCCTTGGAGCCATCTACGGCGGCACGGCGCAGTCTGCCTATACCCAAGGTGACTTCGTGTACGCCTCGGCCACCAATACGCTGTCCAAGCTTGGCATTGGCGCAAACACCTACATCCTAACGTCAACCGGGTCTGTTCCGCAGTGGGTTGCGCCTTCCAGTATTGCAGTTCTGACGGCCACCAACCTTGCCGGCGGCCTTGCGGGATCAGTCCCTTACCAGTCCGCCTTGGACACGACCACCTTCTTGGCCATTGGAGCCGCGAACCGCGTCATGACATCGTCTGGCACTGCACCTCAGTGGGTGACCGCACTGACGGGCCTCACAGGCGTTTCCAGCTCGTCGATCACCAACACCAGCCTGACCTCTGGTCGACTGGTTTACAGCTCGACTGCGGGCCTTGAGACTGACTCTGCCAACCTGACATTTAACGGCACTACGTTGACCGCTAACACTATTGGAGCATTTACGCTGGGCGGCACAGTCTCAGGCGGCGGCAATCAGATAAACAACGTAGTGATTGGCACAACGACTCCGCTGGCTGGTGCGTTTACTACGCTGACAGCATCTAGCACTTTAAGCGTTACTGGTGCGGGTTCTATTGAAGGTCTGACTGTTGGTCGTGGTGCGGGTGGTGTTGCTAGTAATACTGCATTTGGCTTAGACCCATTGTTTTCTAACACTACTGGTGGTTTTAATGCGGCTGTTGGTCGATATGCTTTATATGGAAACACTACTGGCGCTAATAATACTGCCTTTGGAAGGTCGTTAGTTAGTAATACAACTGGAAACCATAATGTCGCTGTTGGTCTTGCTCTTTACTCAAACACCACAGCATCAGACAACACAGCGGTGGGTTATGAATCTCTTTACTCCAACACCACAGCATCTAACAACACTGCTGTAGGTTATCAGGCGGCTTACTCAGGGGTTACGGCAACTGAAGTGGTTGCAATTGGTAAAGGTGCTTTATACGCAAACACCGTCAATTATGGAACGGCTGTTGGATTTCACGCTTTGAACGCCAACACAACTGGTGCGGCTAATGCGGCATTTGGTGCTTATGCCCTATCAACAAATACTACTGGCGCTGGAAATAGTGCTTTTGGTGCGCTCGGTTTTGGTTTATCAGACAGTGCGTTACAAGCCAATACTACGGGCAGTTACAACTCGGCTTTTGGTTTGGGCGCACTCGCTTCCAACACCACAGCCTCCAACAACACTGCTGTGGGTTATCAGGCGGGGTACAGCACCGCCACAGGCGATGATAATACCTTTTTAGGCTATCAGGCTGGATACAATACAACAGGTGCTGGTGCAAGTGTTTATGTAGGAGAAAAAGCAGGATATTCAGTAACTACAGGCGGCGCAGGTTTTGGTAATCAAACTTTTGTTGGCTATTATGCCGGTTTATCTGTAACTGGATATTACAATACTTTTATTGGTGCGTCTGCTGGACGATTTGTAACAACAGGCAATAGAAACACCATACTTGGCGGTTACGATGGAAACACAGGCGGCTTAGACATTCGCACAGCAAGCAACTACATCGTGCTGTCTGATGGTGATGGAAATCCACTTATCTCTACAGCCAATGCTCAAACTGTTGCGCTTCAAGGTGCAGTCCCTAACTCAGGCACAGGCATCACATTCCCCGCAACTCAATCAGCATCATCAAACGCTAATACTTTGGATGACTATGAGGAGGGGACTTGGACACCAGTTGCAAATAATTTAACTGTTGTTGGTACTGTTAGTTATGTTGCAACATACACAAAAATTGGTCGTGTTGTTTATATTAACTTACGAGTTAATGCGACAACATCGTCAACATCAACTTCAAACTCTACTTATTTTGATGGTTTGCCATTTGATCCAGCTATAAATTCCACTGTAACTGCAGTAAATGAAGGAAATGTTGCTTCTTTAGGTGTAGGTTTGTTTGCAAATGGCGCAAGACTGTTTGCACCATCATGGACTGCGGTTCAAAATGCGACTTTAAGTGGCTTTTATTACGTTTAACAAAGGAATAAATTATGTCTATTACCAAAACAACAACTGTTGACCAAATCACAGTAACAGAGAACGGCTTGGTTTTTTTTCGTGAAGCAACTCGAATCATGGAAGACGGAAACGAACTAAGTAAAGCCTACCATCGTTCAAGCCTCACACCCGCACAAGACCTGACAGGCGTTCCCGCTAATGTTGTTGCAATCTGCAATGCTGCATGGACAGCGGATGTGGTTGCGGCATATCAAGCGGTACAGGCGGCTGCGGCTGCTGAACGTCAAGCACAACAACCAGCGGAGCAATCAGCATGACCCTCGACCTCGACGTTAACGAAATCAACTTCATCCTGCAAACGCTTGGGGCATTGCCATCGTCCAGCGGCGTGTGGCCTCTGATTGTCAAAGTCAAAGAGCAAGCTGAAGCGCAAGTACCGAAAGCCAATGAAGCCAGCACCTAAACCGATATTGTGGTTCCTGCAAGCCAGCAATGCGTTGGCAATCACGATGCCGTGGAAGACTGTCTATTGCCGACCCGGTGAGCAGGGCAACCTACCGCTGGCAGCGCATGAGGCTGTGCATTGTGAGCAGATTGAGCGTGACGGGGCTATTAAATGGACAATCAAAATACTGTACTACCTAGTGCGTTATGGCTACCTAAAAAGCCCATACGAAATTGAAGCACGAACGAAAGCTGGATATTGACATGAACCTTGAAGCACAATTCACCAGCCACGAAGCCGTCTGTGCTGAACGATACGCGCAGATTAACGCACGATTAAAACGCTTAGAGGGCGTCATTATGAAGACCGCCGGGGTGCTTATTTTTAGTATGTCTGCAATCGTTTATGCAAGTCTCACGCTGCATCGTTGATTATGGAATTTCTAGAAGCACTGGCGAAGGGTTGGCCGATGCTTTTGGCGCTGATAACGCTCATCATTGTGTTGGCTAAAATGGATATCAAGATTGCCGTTTTAGAGGAAAAAGTTAAATCGTTGTTTGAGATATTTAATAGGAAAGACAAATGAATGACGATAAAGGCGCACTGATTGAGAAAGCTACTTTTGCAATACTGCCGTTGCTGTTCTCATGCGTTGTCTATCTGATGAGCGCCTTGTCCAATTTGTCTCACGAGGTTACTATCCTCAACAGCAAGATCAGCCTTGTGGTCACATCCGACAACAAGCAAGCCAGCAACAGCGGCGCTGAGTTGGCAAGGGAAAAGCTAAGACAGGACTTGGAAAAAGAAATCCAAAAGAACCGCGACGACATCATGCACAACAAGCAAGAAATTGCCGTCATCAACACTCGGATGGAGAAGAAATAATGCTAACCCTACTCTCCACCCTCATCAGCTTCCTCGCTGGTGGCTTGCCCAAACTACTGGGTTTTTTCCAAGACCGTGCAGACAAGAAGCATGAGATGGCAATGGCCCAGTTGCAGATTGAGCGCGAACTGGAGCTACGCAAGGCTGGGTTTGAGGCTCAGCAACGAGTAGAAGAGATAAAAGTCGAAGGTCAGGCTATCGAAGCCGAGGCATCAGAACGCGCAGCCCTGTACGCCCACGACATAGCCATAGGCCAAGGCGCTAGTCAGTGGATGATCAACTTGCGCTCTGGTGTGCGCCCGATACTGACCTATGGTTTCTTCGCCCTGTTTGCCTTCGTGGAAATCGGCGGCTTTGTCTACGCATGGCATCGGGACATTGCATTTGATGTGCTGATCGCCAAACTGTGGGATGCCGACACCCAGATTATCTTTGCCAGCATCATCAGCTTCCACTTTGGGGGCCGTGCGTTCAAGGGTGGAAAAGATTGAAAGTCTCCGACCGCTGCAAAGAGATGATCAAACACCATGAAGGCGTGCGGTATCGGCCATATATTTGCCCGGCGCGTCTTCACACTGTAGGAGTAGGCCATGTTTTATACCCCGCTCAAGGTCGTTTACCTCTGGATCAGAGGGACGCTTACCCGTTGGAGCAAAATGACAACCGTGCTTTTTCAAAAGACGAAGTAGATGGAATCCTTAGTACTGATCTCATCCGATTTGAGGTTGGGGTCGCCCGACTTTTTCCTCTGGTGCTTACCCAAGGTCAAAATGATGCTCTCGTCAGCTTTGCTTTTAATCTGGGTCTGGGGGGAGTACAGCGATCAACCCTCCGTCAGAAGGTTCTTCGCAAAGAAATGGAATCGGCTGCTGACGAGTTCTTGAAGTTTACGAGGGGCGGGGGTAAAATCCTGCCGGGGTTGGTCAAGCGCAGAAGCGATGAACGTGCCCTGTTCCTGTCTTAAAAAAGGCAAACCGTTAGCCTCAATAGCGGCAATTAAACTAGGAGTTTGGAATGGAAAAAATCACTTTATCGGCGCAACTGGTAAACGCAATTTTGCAATATTTGGGCAATCAGCCTTTTGCCCATGTAGCAAATTTGATCAACGGCGTACAGGAAGAGGCAAAAAATCAAGTTCCGATTGAAAAAACGGAATAAATCTGCGCACCAAATAAACGGGGAACAGCATGACAGTAGCCGCCGTAATGACGTACGACAGTCTGGTCAACGACATCCAGACCTATCTGGAGCGTACCGATGACCAGACGTTGGAAAAAATTCCGCAGTTCATCATGCTGGCAGAACAGATCATCGCGGCTGAGATCAAATTTCTTGGCAATCTGACTGTGGTCACAAGCACCATGGTGGCCTCTGCCAATGTCATTCCCAAGCCCGCACGCTGGCGTAAGACGGTGTCTATGAACGTAACCGTGGCAAGTAAGCGCCAGCCTGTGCTGCTGCGCACCTACGAGTACATCCGAGAGTATTGGCCAAACCCAACATCAACGGACGTGCCGCTGTTCTTCTGCGACTACGATTATCAGCACTGGCTGATTGGTCCGACGCCTGACGTCGACTATTCCTACGAGGTGCTGTATTACGAGCGCGTGCAGCCCTTGGACTCATCGAACCAATCCAACTGGTTCACCCAGTACGCCCCGCAGGCGCTGCTGTACGGCACTTTGCTGCAAGCCATGCCGTTCCTCAAGAACGACGAGCGCATGCCTATGTGGCAAAGCAACTACGACAGAATCATTGAAGTCCTGAAGACGGAGAACGTCACCCGTGGTGCTGATCGTCAGGCGATTGCGAGGGATTCATAATGAGTTTTACTTCGCCCTTCACGGGAACCGTCATCCAGCCGACCGACGTTTCATACCGCAGTATCACGCTTTCTGCGGATGCAACCCTTTCTTGGCCAATCAATGGCAGCGATACCGACAACGCAGCCGCCCGGGTCATGGACGTCACGTCGCTGTCAAGCGGCTTGGTGCTTGCGGGCGTTACCGTCACAGGCACAAACGGGCAGTGCTCTTGCACCACAACCCCCAGTCTGTTTGTTGGCCAAGCCGTTGTTGTCACTGGAGTTTCCACGGGCACTTCAGGCGGCATTACCACTGGCAACACCTACTACATCATCGCCACCAACGGAACGACGACCTTCACGGTGTCGGCCACCTTGAGCGGCACTGCGGTGGCCACCACGGCTGGCACGACCACTGGCTTGACGTTTACGCTGGATGCGTTTACGCTGGACATGCCGCCTGCCAATCAGGCGTCTGTCGGCATTGATGCGCTGTTTCGCAACGTTGGGTCCTACACCTTTACCGTCAGGGACTACGCTGGCGGCACGATTGTTACGATTGCCGCAGGTGAGGCCAAGTACATCTATCTCACCACCAACGCCACCACGGCGGGCACATGGGGCCTCATAGCCTTTGGCGTAGGCACATCCAACGTCGACGCCGCCACCCTTGCTGGATTTGGCCTCAAGGCTATCTCCAACACGCTGAACTCGGCAAACGAGGTCAACACCTTTGCGTCAAGCTACACCGCGCTGACCACCGACCGAGCGTCAACCTACGTCTGGTCTGGTGGCTCCGGAACGCTGACGCTCACCTCTGCTGTCACACTGGGTAATGACTGGTACATGATGGTCCGCAACGGCGGCACTGGTACTTTGACCATCGCCCCTGCTGGTGGCATTTTGATCAACGGCGCATCGACAATTTCCTTGCAGCCTGCTGACTCCTGCGTGATCTGCTGCTCGGGCGCTGCCTTCTTTACCGTCGGCTTGGGCCGTAGCACTGAGTTCAATTTCACCCAGCTCACCAAGGCTGTGGTGACGGGCAGCTACACCCTGACCGCCTCAGAGGCGGCCAACACAATTCAGAAGTACACCGGGACCCTGACTGGCAACGTCACCATAGTGCTGCCACAAACAATTCAGGTGTACTACATCACCAATCAGACCAACGGCGGCGGACCCGGCTACCAGATCACCTTCACGACAAGCGGCGGAGGAGCTACAGCAACGGTCCCCGCCGGTCAGCAGGTGATCTTGCTGTGCGACTCGGTCAACTTGCTGAACGCCTCGACGATCGCCGCTGGTGCGGTGAACGTGTCGCTGGTGGACGGCACGGTGGGCGCTCCATCGCTGAACTTTGCGACCGAGACGTCAACAGGCATCTACCGCCCCGGCTCTGGCGAGTTTGGTATTGCCATCTTGGGCGTCAAGCTTTTTGGGCTGACCGCGACAGGGCTAAACATCCCGGGCACGGGGAACTTTACTGGGGGTGTTCAGGGCGGGACCTTCTAATGGCCGCCAAGGTTTTCTCCCTCGACACGCAGCCGGGTATCCAGCGCGACGGCACGGTCTTCGACAAGCAGTTCTACAACGACGGCGAGTGGGTCCGCTTTCAGCGTGGACGTCCTCGCAAGATCGGTGGCTACCGTGTAATTTCTGACCAGCTCACAGGCCCCTCTCGCGGGATCTGGGTCAACGCTCAGAACGCCTTCACGTCAATTTTTAGTGGTTACAACAACGGCCTTCAGGTCCTGACCATTGACAACAATGGCGTTGGCGCTGGTGTGGGTAACTTTACCTTGGCCAACTTCACCCAGTCCAATCTGAACCTGTGGCAGATGGACGGCTTCTATGACGTAGCGGGGACGGGCTTGCAGTCTTTGGTCGCGCACCCGGGTCAAAACCTTTCCTCTATCGGAAACGACAACAATACCCCAGTGCTGATTGGTGACATCACCGCTTTGACCATGAGTCAAATTGGTGTGTTTACCGCCTCTGGCACAACAACAAATTTAAGCGCCACGGTGACCTTGGCGGCGTCCAACACCTTGATCGGCGCTGGCCAAACGGTGACTGGCACGGGCATACCCGCCAACACCACGGTGGTTTCCATCGTCACGACCACGCTGGTGCTCTCCAACACAGCCACGGCCTCTGGCACTGTGACGCTGACCTTCAACAACAACATCTCGGTGTCTGGCGGGGTTGTGTCGCTGCACCCCTACCTGTTCGTTTATGGCAACAACGGTCTGATCCAAAACTGCTCGGCTGGCAACACCAACGACTGGGTCTCTGCGGACGCCAACGCGACCAACGTGGCCTCTGGCAAGATCGTCCAAGGGCTACCCGTCAGGGGCGGCTCAAACGCGCCTTCTGGGCTGTTCTGGAGCCTTGATAGCCTTGTTCGCGTGTCATTCATCGGCGGCACGGGAACACCTGCCCAATACTGGCGCTACGACATCATCAGCAGCCAGTCATCAATTCTGTCTTCGCAGTCGGCCATTGAGTACGACGGGGTCTATTACTGGTGCGGCGTTGATCGGTTCCTGCTGTACAACGGTGTGGTCAAAGAGATCCCCAACACCATGAACCAGAACTACTTCTTTGACAACCTGAACTATGACCAACGTCAGAAGGTTTGGGCGACAAAGGTTCCGCGTTTTGGTGAGATCTGGTGGTTCTACCCCCGGGGTGATGCAACCGAATGCACCGACGCAATCATCTACAACGTGCGAGAGAACACTTGGTACGACGCGGGCGAGGCCAGTGGTGCGCAGCGATCGGCTGGGTACTTCTCCCAAGTGTTTGCTTTTCCCGTAGCCGCAGACTGGCACGCCAGCACCGCCGAGACCGTGTTCACCGACACCTTCAATGAGGTGTCTGGCAGCGTTTTCCTGTTCAGCGACACCTACAACACTCAGGTGGCCTTGAATCAGGTCATATCTGGCTCCAACATCCCTACAAGCACGACTGTTGTGGCCATCACCTCCAGCAACATCAAGACGCTGGGAGCGATCACAGGAGGCGCTGGTTACGTCGACGGCTCCTATGCCAACGTGACCCTCACAGGAGGGGCTGGATTGGGCGCTAAGGCCACGATCGGAGTTTCTGGTACTGCCGTGACCACCGTGACCATCACGGCCCGTGGAGCTGCCTATTTGGTTGGCGACGTCCTAAGCGCCACGGCGGCCAGTTTGGGTGGTACGGGAGCGGGGTTCTCAATTCCTGTGTCGGCAATTTATGCTCAAGCAATCCAAATGTCGGCGGCTGCCACAGGAACGGGCGCAGTTTCGTTGACCTTTTCAATCCCCCCTGACCTCATTGAGATGTATCAGCACGAGATCGGGACTGATCAGATCAATGGTCAGAATGTGCAAGCAATCCTCAGCTCTTTTGAGACCAACGACCTGAGCTGGCTTGGTGGTGGTCCTTCTCAGCCTCAGCCCGAAGGCCTCAACCGTTGGGTTCGCGTGGAGCGCATCGAGCCTGACTTTGTGCAGGAGGGCGAGATGTCCGTGGTTGTGACTGGCCGCCCGTTTGCTCAAGGCGAAGACAAAGAGTCCGATCCTTACATTTTTGGACCCACTACAGGCAAGATCGACATGCGTGAGCAGCGCCGTGAATTGCGACTGAGGTTTACCTCTGACGTGGCTGGTGGAAACTACCAGCTTGGCAAATTGGTTCTCAGCACCGAGATCGGCGACGTGAGGCCTTATGGCCCTTAATCCTGCTCAGATATACGACCCCCGCTATCACACGTTTGAGTCGTGGGCGTCGCTCATGTGCGAGCTTTATGGTGCTCAGAACCTTGAAATCCCAAACACCCTGACGGACTGGAAAAAATGGGGTAATGGCCTGAATGCCATTGACGTTTTTGCAAACGAGGCCACGCCCCGCACGGATCAGTACGACAATTGGTTTGATTGGGCCGAGGCCATGGTGGCGGCGGTCAACCCGGCGACACAAACAACATGAAATATTGGTGTGACGACTCTCCAGTTTGGAGCCATTACGGCAACGCCTCTAGCGTCCTTTTCCCAGCGTGGGAACGGGCGTTTGCTGCCGTGGTCGGGCACTACCTGCCAGTTGTTCAGGACCAAGACCTAAAAACCCGCATGGTCCAATTCATAAATGAAGAGCTGGCTCACGCATCAGGCCACGAGGCGTTTAACAAGCGTCAAGGGCTTGAAGATCTGGAGGCGGCAGAATTTAAACGTGCTCGACTTGTGCTGCGCAAGCCCGGCCTGCCGTACTGGCTGGGGTCCATGGTGTCCATCGAGCACTTGGCGGCCTGCATGTCCCGCTCAGTCATTGGCCGTTGGGGCGGCTGCGAAGGGCGCGATTACAAACTATTTTTGTGGCACGCCAAGGAGGAGCTGGGGCACAAAGCCTTAGCCATCGACCTGTGGCGCTACCTTGGGCATTCTGACGCAGACCTCCGCAAAATTGCACGAAACAACCAAGCTTATGTGATGGGCGGCATGATCAAGCACACCCTCAAGGAAACGGCAAAAGATGGCCAGCTCCGCAACTGGCGCACATGGCGAGATTTGATGTCGTGGTCGTTCTTCGTGACCACTAAGGTTTTGGTTCCAATGCTGACCATTTACTTGCCGAGCTTTCACCCCAACAAAGTAGACGACACCAAGTACATGGGGGTGCCCACATGACCGTCTCAGGCCTGCACCCAGTCAGCTCCAAAGAGCACATGCTGATTCCCACCGACATCTTTGCGGTGGCTGCGCATGAAGACAAAGAACGCTTGGAGGGCGTCAAACAGGCCGCCAAGAAGGTCGGCGTGTCGCCTGAACGCTTTGCCTACAGCATGATGATCCAAGAGTACAGCGACCCCAAGTTGATCCGCATTCGGGCAGGTAACACCTTGTTCACCATCGCGGCTTTTCCTAAAAGGGTTGGGTTTGTCCGAGGCTACAACGCAGACGTTGCCAAAATCTACATTGAAAACATGAAAGAGCTGTTTGAAGCCGCAAGAAAAATGGGATTTGATTACCTCGTTGCTCACACCAGCAATGCGGTAGTGCAGGCCCTAAAAGTGGCAATCAAAAACGCCAAACAGGATGACTTTATTCCGCACTTTGATTCACGCACAAAAATGTTCATGATCAAGACCGGAAAGCCGAGGGCAGAGTAATGGGCTACGTCAAAGAAAAAACTGGCTTTGATATTGCCAACCCGTTTGGGTCAATAGCAACAGTCGTTGAAAAAGCCGCTCGAACAATACTTGATACAGTTAATGCCATTGTAAATGACCCGCTGCCAACTATTCTGCAAGTAGCTGGTTCTTATTTTGGCATACCGCCATATGTAACATCCGCCGCGATTACTGCAATAAAAGGCGGCAGTATTGAGGACATAGCTAAGTCTGCGGCCGTCTCGTATGTTTCCGCAAAGCTTGCAACTTCAGACATTGGAAAAGGTGTTGCTGATTTTACAAAAACAGCAGGGCAAGACTTTACAGCCGGCATGATGAAGACATTTGACTTGCCTGCTGACATGGCCGTGTCTGTGGCCAAGGCAGCAACCGCCGGGTTAAATTCAAGCATTATTGGCGGCGTCACTGCGGCCGTTACTGGGAAAAACATTGGCGAGGCCATGACGTCTGGATTCACGTCCGGCGCAGTTTATTCTGGCACAGACAGCTACTTCAACAGCCTCAAGCTTGATCCAAGCTGGGGCGTAGGGCCCAAAGCACTTGACTTGATGAAGGGAAGCGCCAGCACGGCGCTGAACACCCTGATAAGCGGCAAGGGTGATCCTGCTCAGGCCATTGGCAACTACATAGCGTATGCCACCCTTGAAATGGGCAAGTCTGAAGTTACCAAGCAATTCAAAGCAAAATTTGACACTTACTCCACAGCAGAGAAGGACGCCATCAAACAACAAGACGCCAGAAAAGTAGTGGCGGATTTATACAATGATGGTTTGAAAGACGCAGAAAAAATTCGTGTTGACGCAACCAAGTTAATGCAAGATTACGATAATGGAATAAAAACAATTTATGAGCCTTACGTTGAAAAAGTAAATAAACTAAACACAGACATAGCAGATTACAACAAAGAATATGATTCTTATGTAAAAGAAGTAGAGAAAGCTAACAATTATGTTCAAGAAGAAGGATATTACGTTCATGGGCAAGATGGAGAAGGCCGTGATATATCCAGTTGGACTAAATTTGGAGATACTAAAGCACAAGTTGTTGCTAAAGTAAAGGCGCTTGAGCCCGGCCTGCAAACCAAAGGCGATGCGATAAACACCGCATATGCCGCCGTTACCAAAGACTCCGCAGCAGTTGATGGTTTAAAAACATTAAAGACGTCAATAGAAACAAAAACTGCTGAGTACGACACAGCACGAAAAGATTTAGAAGCACCTGCTGGTGATAACCTAGCCGCTCGTTTGCTAGCGCAAGACAAAGAGCTGGAAAAAGCATATGAAGTTTTAAGCACCGCCAAAACAGGCGCGGATACTGCCTCGGAGAATTTCAACAAGGCTGTAGCAGACGTGGCAACCAGAAACGCCACGATTGATGCGGTAAATGCTGGCACCATCACGGTAACAGGTGTAGAGGCTGATGGCTCGTATAAGTTGTCGAACAATACTTTTCTGAAGGACGGCAAGTTTTACCAAGATGGTCAGCAGTTGTTCACCAACGCTGGAGGCACCAAGCAGAACGATCTGTCCTTCACAGACGACACGGGCAACAGGGTGGTGTACGACTCCAGTGCCGGCCGCACCATGTCAACCAGCGACGTTAAACAGGCCTTTGCGCGTGACTTTGGGTTTGACGTTGATGACGCAACAGCGGCGGCCTTTGTTGGCAAGCAATACAACGCCGTAGATCACAAATTGTATGAAGATGTTGTTGACAACAAAATAACAACAGCGCATACCGCCTTGACTGGCAATACGTTAAGCCCTGAAGATTTGTCGTTGATTAAAAACTCAACCGGATCGGCCATCAAAAATGAAGATGGCGCGGCAGTTAAATTAACAGACAAACAGGTAAACGATTTATTAGCCAAGCAATTTATATTTGAAGGCGGTGATTTTAATACTAAACAAGATGCGGCAAGAGCTGCCAGATTGGCGGGATATACGCAGTTTGAGTATGACAACAGCATCTACACAATGACCAGTGCTGGGCCAACTGAAAAAGATGTGTTCCAAGCGGTTATTAACGATGCTCCAAATAAAAAAGAAGCGTTCAGGCTTGCACGCAGTTTAATGGGCGCTGACAAAGTTTTTGATTACAAAGGTGATTCTCTCACTACCTCGTATTGGAAACCAACGGCGCAACCAGATCAGCAAGTGCTTGGTGATGGAACTGCCAATACCAGCAGGGCGGGTACAAGAGTTGGATTACCAGTGACGACAACAGAAGGATTGTCTTATTTAACAGACCAAGAAAAATCTGTTAATCAAAGGATTAAAGAGGCGTATGAAGGCTCAACGCTTTCTAAAATTATAGGTACGCCTGATGACGCTTTGCGTACTTTGATAAAAATGAAAGATGTGGCTCTAAGTCCGGGGCAAGGTGTAGTGCAGGGCGTTAAAGGCATATCTGATTTTTACGGAATAATTACTGGTGATATCAATAATTCTGTATCACAATCAATGCAAGGATTATTAAATAATTTTAATGAACTTACTTCTGATGATACAAAAAATACATTAGCAACAATTCAAAAAACCATCAATGAGGCGGCAAAAGACGGGCAAGGATCGGCGGCATGGGAAACAGCTAAACAAGCATTTTTGCATCCAGAAACAGCTTTAATAACAGTAGGTAATTCTCTAGGTACATTTTTTCCTGCCTTGGCTGCTGCCGCGCCATTGGTGGCTGCTGGTGTGCCGGCAGGTATTGCAACAGGGGTATTTGTAGCTTTAAATGCCGCACAACAAGGAGGCTCTTCCGGACAAGAGGCTCTTGAATATGTTGCAAATCAGTTGATGAATGACCCAACTGTTTCAATAGATCAAGCTCTTGCCGCAACAATTATGGCCGGGCGAGAAGCCGGCATACCGGCTGCGGTAATCAGCGGCGTAATCAACTCTATGCCCATGGGCCGAGCGCTTGAAGGCGCAATGTTGAAAGTTTCTAAAAGCTCACTGGGCAGGGGTGTAGGGTCAGAAATATTGACTGAAATACCAGATGAGTCAATTTCCAAAATTTTAAGCAATTGGGCATCTGGACAAGATTTGTCAACCGGCTTGGGCCAAACTGTTGTAAATGCAACTATTGGCGCTGCGGGAAGTGCAGGCGTTGTTCATGTCAACCCGAGCGATGTAAACGCGCCAGCCGGTACTACGCAAACGGGCAGCAACGCAGCAGCAGACTCCACCACCGCGCCCGTTGCCAAAACTGATGGGAACGCCACAACAGCGCCAGCCAGCACCAGCGGCGGAGTAACGACGGATGCAGGTGTGGCGGCCAACACCACCACAGGGGGTGGCGCAACCGACGGCACATCTGTCGTCAGGGTGGAGCCGACCATCAACTTAGATCAGCTAATCGGACTAGATCAGAATGGCAATCCTGTTTCTTTTGGCACCCAAGAAATAGGCACCAGCGGCTCAGGCAGCAACGCAGCCGTGGCCACCCTGCTTGGGGGCACGGGCGTCCGTACTGACGTGGCGGGCACCAACTCAGCGCTTACTGGCGGGGCCGCCACTGGCTTGACTGAGGCCGGCGCTGGCCAGACTACCGCAACCCCAGCAGGATTGACCACAGACGCTTCTACTGCCCCGGCAGGCGGGGTAACAACGGGCGACACGGCTGCGGCAACGGGCGACACAACAGCAGCCGGGTCTGCTGCCAACACGATCTCCGCGACTGTGTTGTCAACCGACAGCGCGAGCGGCACGGCGATTGTTGCGTCTGATAGCGGCGCTACTGCGGCCGTAGACAACTCAAATGGGGCATTAAAAACCGGTGATGTTGTGGCTGTCAATGTCAATACTGGCGCAATAACAGGAACAGCCAGTACAACAAATGATGCGGCCAGCACCGGCGCAGCAACTGGTATTGCGAACAACGCAGATATAGTAAGCAACGCACTCAATAATTTAAATGCAAGCAACACGGCCGGTGCCGGCACTGCTGCAAATACTGCGTCTACTACCGCAGCAACCGCCGGCGCTACTACCGGGGCTGCCACTGGGGCTGCTACCGGAGCGGCCACCAATGGCGCAGCCACAACTGGAGCCGGTACTGCGGTTGGAGCGAACACCGGGACCGCTGCGGATGGCTCAACCACGGGCGACACAACAGCAGCCGGGTCTACTGCCGGAGGTGCTACTACCACGGGAGGAGCGGCGACTGGCGCAGCTACTACGGGTGGGACAGCGACAGGCGGCACAAATACTGGAGGCACCACCACAGGTGGGACAGCCGACGGAACAACGACGGGTGGAACTACAGCGGGAACCACCACTGGTGGGGCCGCGACGGGAACCACAACAGGCGGGACAGTCGCTGGTACAACTACTGGTGGAGCCACCACTGCAACAACAACTGGCGGCACAGCAGCGGGGACCACGGCAGGTAGCACTACGGGCGGCACAACTGATGCTACGGGCGCAGCCACAACTACCGCAGGAGCCACGGGCACGGCGGGAACTACGGGCACAACTGCGGCCACTGGAACCACTGGAACGACTGCCGCAACCGGAACGACTGGGACCGCAAGCACGACAGGGACGACAGGGACTACAGGGACTACAGGGACTACAGGGACTACTGGAACGACCGGAACTGCTGTGACAGTAACTCCTGCATTAACAGAAGCACAAATCAGCAAAATAGTTCTTGACGCACTCCTTGCCAATCCAAGCATTACGCCGGGACAAGTTCAAACAATTGTTACTGATGCAATGGCTGCCAATCCAAGCATCACACCAGCTCAAGTTCAAACCATTGTTGATTCTGCTCTTGAAAAAGAACAAAAAGCACAAAAGGAAAAAACTGAAGCCGCTGCCAAGTTAAGTCGCGCTGCTACGGCGCAGGCCGGGATCGCGCAAAACCTCAAGAGGGCTGCGGAGGGAGCAACGTACACCGGGCCGGTTGACACGTCTACGCCCGGTTTTGCTAACGTTGGCTTTAAGACGTCAGGAGATGCCGCAAAATTTGAAGGTCCGCTTGAGCAATACTTGAAAATGGTTGCTGGCAACACTTATGTAACAAAACCGCAAGAAATCCAACAAAATCAACAGGTGGCCCCAGTGCAAGATGAACTTTCCGCTCCACAGCAGCAGCCCGGCTCTGATTACTTTGCCTATGGCCAGCAGACCGACATAAACCTGCCACAGGCCCCCGGCACGCAGATGCTGTACTCAAAGGCCGGAGGGCTCGCCACGCCGTTATTTGCTGGCGGTGGTACTACCCGGCATGGCAGGTACGCTGGTGGCGGCCTAGGGGTCATAGAGCACTCCGGCAAGGCCAGATTGGATTTCCGCACCGGTAATGCGGTGACCGGGCCCGGCGATGGCCAGTCCGACGACATCCCGGCCATGCTGGCTGACGGGGAGTTTGTGTTCCCGGCGGACGTGGTGGCGGCCCTCGGAAATGGCTCAACCAAGGCCGGGTCAGATAAACTCTACGACATGATGCACTCCATCCGGTCGTATCACCGGTCGGCCAAACCCAAAGACTTGCCGCCCCCGGCGAAAAAGTCCCCGTTGGATTACCTCAAAAAACGTGAAGTTAGGAGATAAACATGGCATTCCTCCAAGGTGCTCCGCTGCCGGACATCAAGACGACAGAGACCAAGACCGACACAGCCCCGTCGTACTACACCAACTACCTGACTGGGCTGTCCACGGCCGGCCAAACTGCTATGGGCAAGTCCCCGACGCAGTCTGTGGCTGGTTATGACCCATTGCAGGTCATGGGGTACAGCAACTTGCCGGGGGCCACAACCTCCTACCAGCCCAACCTCCAAGCCGCTCAAGACACCGCAGCTCAGGCAGCCCAAGGCATCTCGCCTGAGCGCATTCAGTCCTTGATGAACCCCTACACCAGCAACGTGGTGGACGAGATGGCCAGACTGTCGCAGCAGAACGTGCAGCGCAACCTGCTGCCCACCATGAAGGCTGGTTTTGTTGGCACTGGCGGTCTGGGCAGCCAACGCTACGCTGGCGCTCTTGGACAAGGCATGGCGGACATTCAAGCAGGCCTGACAGGCCAGCAGTACGGCGCACTGTCAAAAGGCTACAGCGAGGCTTTAAAGGGTGCTCTTGACGAGGCCCAGTTGCAAAACTTGGCGGCCGGCACGCAAGGCAAGCTGGCCCAGCAGGAGCTTGAGATGGGACTGACCGGCGCTGGCGCGTTGACCAAGGCCGGCGCGGAGCGGCAGGCGTACCAGCAGAGCCTGCTTGACCAGCCACTCAAGACGGCTACATCGGCGGCCGGCCTGATGCGGGGCTACACCGTACCCGGCAGCCAAACATCGACGTTCACGGGTCCAAAGGCGGGCGCGTACCAGACGTCGGATCTCAGCCAAATCTTAAACGCCATGTCAGCAGTCGGAAGCGTTGCCGGAGGTACGGGCTTGAAGACTATCACTGGATTAGGTGGAGACCTTTTAAATTATTTAAAGGGGGTTTCTACCGGGAACAAAACCCTCGGGGGGTCATACACTATTGACCCTGGTGAATATGCCGGCGTAAATGCAGGCGGGGTTGGCGTTTATTACGACACTGCAACCATGAAATATTACAACTCTGCCGGCGACGTAGTGGAAGTGACGGGGAATTGACATGGGCACTTCACCACCAAAAACCACTGGTTACATTGCTGGAGAAGATCCAGCTACGATTGAAGCAAACCGTGTCTATCAAGACGCACTAGCTCGACTGTCGCAGTCCCTTGACACGCGCAAGAACAGGTTCTTTGACCCGGTGTGGCTTGCCGCCGCCCAAGGTTTTGGAGCCCCGACTCAAACCGGCAGTTTTGGTGAGTCGCTGGGCAATGTTGCAAAAAACGTCAGCGCTGCTCAGGCAGAGGACATTAAAGAGGAACAGGCAATCAATGAACAGCGTGTGGCCGCCGCCGGCAAGGGCGTTGAGCTGCAACGCATGAGGGCTAGAGATGCGGAAATTTCTAGCTGGCTCCAAGGCAATGACCCAGCAGGAACTCCACCAAAAAGCCCCTTGTCAGCGGCTCCTGTCGCCGGACCGGGTGCTGGTGCTATAGCCGGTCCAAGGGCTGTGAAAATGCCTAAAGTTGGCGAGCCATACCAAAGATTAAGTCTTGATCAAAATCCAGAACGCAGAGAAAACTTGCCGGCGTTTAATACATACGAAACACGATACGTTACGCAGGCTGAGTTAGACAAAATAAAAAACTCCGCTTCTGCTGGTCCACTCACCTCACTTGATAAAGTATTTGAGCCGTCAACACCAACCGTTCGTGAAGTGCCTGCGGCGGCTCAACGCTTGGATGCTGGCCAGCCCGGTCCGTTGCCTGCACCAGCTCTTGCAAATCAAACGGCTCAAGGCGTTTTAACGGTCATGGAGTCAAACAAGCCACCCGGCTATGAGGGTGTTGAGGGTGTGCAAATTTCTCCACCGAATCGCAATTTTGTAACGGGCCGAGATTATGTTCGATTAAACCGTGGCGATACTACCAAATCATTTGGCGACATAATCAAAGAAGCGCAAGAGATTGAGCAAAAACGGTACCGTGACAAAGACAACGGCGTTCTTGATTTGGCTACAGGGTTGTACTATCAGTACCCCACAGGCAAGACCGAAGAGATTACGATTTCCGGCTATCCCGGAACATACAAAGTTGATGCGCGTGTTGCGGCCAAGCTTAGTAGCTTGGCTTTTAACAATGACCCTGCGTATCACGAGTATGCCAAGCGAGTTATTGAAGGACCGCCTAAGAAAAATGACGCCAAGACTGGTGATGGCGAACCAAGTGGCGGTCTGAAGTCGGTGCAGCAGTTGGCTATTGAGGCTGAAGAAGCCAAAACACGCGCTGGCAAACTTGGTGAAGCAGGCGCTGCAAAAGAAGCCGGCGCTGAAGAAACAGACGCTACAGCACGCCGAATTTTTGGGAGCGTCACTCGTGTTGCGGATTTTCTCAAACAAAGTCCAAATTATTTTGGTATTTTTGCCCGCCCCGGTATTACCGCCGCGATTGGCAACTTGATTAAAGAAGGCATTCAAACCCCTAGCGGCACGTTGAACCTTGCTGGCTTTGAGGACAGCATGCGCAAGTTGATGCCGGGCGTCACGCAGAAAGATCTTGACAATGTCACTAAGGCTGCCACTGAGCTTGTTGAGATTGAACTGGCCTTCACTCGTTTGTACTTGGCCAAGCAGGGTGCTGTAACAGAGGGTGAGCGCAAGATCGTTCGCGCCATTCCCGGGACTACCAGCAGCAGCCCAGAGGTGCTTAAAACTCGCATGGAGCTGCTCAAGGCGCGGTCGCAGTACGACATTGATGTGGTTGACGCATTTAGGACATGGCAAGATAAAAGTCCCGGTCGCTCGTACCTCGAATTTGAGCGCAAATCAGACCTGTACAAGGACATCAAAAAAGGCTTCGAGGCCGAGACCGAGAAGATCTTTGGCGGCATCAAGGCCGTGCCTACAAGCCAGCGGAAGCAAGATGCTGCCGCTGCCCCAGCCGCTGTTCAGCCAAGCCCGGGCTTCATTCGAGGTCCAGATGGCGTAATCCGTCGCAAGAAAGCAGGCGAATAACATGGCCAACAAAAACATTGAGCAGTTTGTTGAAACCTACGGGCCGGTTGCCGTTCAGGTTAGCAAGGAAATCAACGTTGATCCCAATTTGTTGCTTGGCCAATGGGGCTCTGAAAGCCGTTGGGGTCAAACTGATATGGCCAAGAAGCACCATAATTTGGGCGGCATCAAAGACTTTAGTGGAAGTGGTTTTGAGGCAAAAGACAACAAGACTGGATCAATTGACAAGTACGTCAAGTTTGAAGACCCAGAGGTCTTTGGCATGTACTATGCTGACCAGATCAAGCGCAACTTCCCGGGGGCTGTCAACACAGGTCCGGACGTTGGTGCTTTCACTCGCGGCTTGGCCACTGGAAAAAACGGTTCTTATTTTCAAGTATCGCCAGAGGAGTACCAAATTTCTTTGACCAGCGCTCAGTCTGCAATCCCGCAAGAAAAACAGTTGCCCTTCAAGCCAATTGCCGCCCCTGAACAAGCTGCGCTCCCAACCGAAACTGACGAGCAAAGGGACGCTCGAATTCGGGCCGATATCCAGTCCGCCATGGACGAACAAGAGAAGCGCCAAGCCCAATTGATTGGCGGTGGTGTTGGACTCGGTATATCAGGGACCAAGGCCGTCGGGACTGGCGCAGGGGCTGCCTTGGAGGCGGGCGCAAACCGTTTAGGACAGGGTTTTAGTGCAGGCATGCAGACCAATGCCCCACCAGTGCCCCCCCTCGGTCAACCGCCCACTGGGCCAACTTCTGGCGAAAAATGGGCAGCCAAAACTGGTTATGGTAAAGGCGCTGGAACAGTTCAAGACGTCAGCTCTCGGTTCCAAAGGTCAATAGGCCAAGGACCAGTTTCTGGTCGAATGGACAAATTATGGGGCCCTGCACTAGCGGGAGAAAATCCACAATTAACGCAACGATTGATTGACCGGGCTAAAGCTATCGAGGCGGCAAAAATCCCACCAAAAGTGTCTGGTCTTGATTGGATTACGGGCAAGTTTGCGGACATGTTTCGACCTGTATCAAGCGCTGTCTCTACTGTTGCAAAGTACGGCTTGCCGCCTCTGGCTTTGGCCAGCATTGGAGGTGAGGGCGTCAACCTTGCGCAGCAGATGCGCAAGCCAGAAGATCAGCGCGATCCTACAAGCATGTTTTTGAGCGGCGCAAATATTTTGGGATCTGGCATGTCGTTGTTCCCGGGCACTGCGCCCGTTGGCGTGCCTTTGGCGATTGGAACTGGCGCTGCGCAGGCGTACCGTAACAATCCGGACGCTCAAGCTTACGTCAGGAAAAAAATGCAGGGGTTGGCCAACGCACCGTTGCTCGACGAAATGACGGGACCCCTACCCTAATTCAAGTGGTCCTCCCTGCTTGAATTGCCGTGGCTTTGCAGAATGCCGGCGGTATTTTTGATGCCCCCTCCTACCGTTGGAGGGGGCCTTTTTGCGGTTGCCGTTTAGACAATTTCCAAGCGCATTCTGGATTCATCTGCTCCACAAGTTTGACGCAGCGCTCGTGCTCCTCGGTTGCAATCAAGGGGCGCAGTACGGCCTCCAGCTTCTCGGCAAACTGCACGATGTCTACCTCGTCGGCGATCAGCGGATCCTTGCGCTTCTCGTCGGAGTAGAAGAAGATTTGCTTGATCAGCTCTTCACTTAGATAAGACTTCATTTTTGGACTTCCATAATTCCCAGTTGATGACGGTGCTGCGGGCCATTGAGCGGTGAGCATGGCCTTGGTAGGGGTTGAGGCTGCTATCTAAGAATTCATCAACGACGTTTTCTTTTGACAGCATCATGTCATGTTTTTCGGCAGCTTCTGCAATTGAAAACAGCGTGCCGTCCGAGGCTTGAAATGCAGTGATTGGTTTCATGTGTGTTGATTTTTTAATTGCCAAAAAGTCAAAAGCGAGCAGAACATCTGCCAACCGCGCTGTAGATCTGTCTCGTCCCACTGCTTGATGACCACGAGACCCGGCACACTGCGCGAGACAAACACGTTGGCGCACCGTGCCTTGGGGATACCCAGACCGACGCGGTAGGCCGCCAGTTGCATCAAATGGTCGTCGTAGGTGTCAATCTTGTCCCCATCCACGAACTCCTTGGTCTTGACGTCGGCCACGATCCCGTCCCCTTCGGTGCTGTGCAGGTCGCACTTTCCCCCGAAGCCGTGACTGTGACCAAAGGCCCGCTCGGCAATCCACCCCTGATGGCCGTAGAGGGCGTCTAGAGCGGCCACAGTGCCCTTGACGTGCGCCTCGTGACGGGTAAGTACCTTGCCCTCATAAAAGCCCTGTATCGAGGCGTGGATGTCCGTCCCGGCGTCCGCAGCCGCCCGGCCCTGCTCCTTGCTGTCGGACATGATCCGGTCGATGTATTCCTCCTCCGGTTCTCCGGGGATGCGGGGCAGGGTCAGTGCGGCCATCAGCACCTGCTTTTGCAGCCACTGGATGAGGGCAGGCTTGGCCATCACGTTTAGGACCGTGGTGACGCTAGGCACAAGGCTCTCGGTGCGAGCATCGCGGAGCGTGGTGTTGCGCTCCTTGCCGTTCTTGCCCATGACTGTGTACCGGGGCAGCCCGTCGCGGGTGTACCAGTGATTGCTCTCGCTGGCGCGAGGTTCTTTTGCTGTGATGGTCATGTCAATCCTCTGTGCTTTGCGGTGAAAGCATCCCGTCGTACATTTCCTGTATCTCGCAAAGAAGATCTTTCAAAACATCGGCCCTAACAGTCCAATCAGAAGACAAAAATTCATCATTGAATTTGAGTTTTGTGATGTCACGTTCTGCGTCCCAGCTAACAGATAAAACTCTCATATTGCTCTCCATACTCGTTGATAACGGCCGGTCTGGCCAACGGTTTCTTGTTCAGTTGGCTCCGCTAAACCTGCTTTTTGCAGGTCAGGGAGACGTCGCCAGATCTGGTCCGGACGAAGCCTCAGACGGGCAGCAAGCTCCTCAAAGGTGCCCTCGCCCCTCTTGAGCTCGCGGTAGATCTTGGCGCACAGGTTGTCAGCGAATTCGTCAACTCGAAGTGCAGCCTTTTTTGAGGTGCTTGGGTCTTCAAGACGTGCCAGCTTTCTTGGTTCTGTGTACATGCTAGTTGCCTTTAGGTCAGAAGGGCACGTCATCGTCCATGTCGTCAAATCCCGAGCCCGTAGAGCCGGGAGAAGGCTGCTGGGCAGGACTTCGAGCACGCCACTCAGGGGATGACGTGATCTTCTCCTTCAGGCCGTTGCCAAAGGTCTCAAACAGCTCCATGTCAGGGTTTGAGATAACGAACATGGACAGCTTGTTGAAGCCCTCTGGCATACCGGCCTTCTTGATCGCTGCAGGCACTGGGTTGATTGAGACGATGTTGGTGTACTCTTTGCCGTTGTTGCCCACCGCCTTGGACGCGGTAATCATGGCCCACGCACCCAGCACGTTTTTCAACTCAAAGCCACGCAGCTCGTCGGGCGTGAAGTCGCGGCCACGCCAAGCTTGCAAATCCTTGCGCAGCGTTGCCTTCTCCGCCAGTGAAAGCGTGAAGTTTTTGCTGATTGACATTGGCTCGCCCTTGGCCGTCACTAGCTCTTTGCCGTTGTCGTCTTCGCCGTGGACCTCAAACTGGATCATCACTTTTTGAAGGTGCTTGACCTGCCCTTGGTACTCGGACTTCTGCGTGCCCATGTCCACAATGCGGTAGCACCGGGCAAGGTGCATTCCGGGGGCCACTGGGGTAAAGCTTCCGCCGCCGCTGTCTTTCGCTGTCAAACTCATTTTTCGCTCCTATCAGGTTTAAAAATAGACGCCGTGGGCACGCCGCACTCTACGCAGATCGTCTCCCAGTCGTCTCGGGTAGCAACGCCTGCGGTGGCCCTGCAAAGGGCCTCCTCAAGCATTTGCATTCGCTCCAGCATAAGCTGGTGAAACTCCTCGCCCATGTCAGTCCTTGACCAAGTAGTAGGCCAAGCCGACCAAAACAAACAGCATGATGCCGCTGCCGGGGCCAAGAAAAAAACGCACAACCGCTGTAAAAAAGTCCCGCATAATTCGCTTTCGAGTTAAAGTTTTACAACTGTACCAAATTTAACTTGAGGATACAACCCCCTTGCGCAAATATTTTTTTGGTGTATGATGCGCTTAAACCAACCACAAAGGATGACCGCATGACACTGAATGAATTTTTTGAAACCAAGCCGCGAGGAGCGAAGCTGGCCATGGCCACCAAGCTTGGCGTGAGCAAGACGTGGATGAGCCTCGTCATCTCCGGGCGGGCGCTGGCCAGTCCTGAGCTGAGTGGGGCCATCGAGCGCTACACCAAAAGGCAGGTGAAGCGCACAACTTTACGGCCCGACATCTTCGGAGACCTAAAGTGATCTGGTACAAATTCCACCTTGGTGACTACATCACCCACACCACGCATCTTAGCGATGCAGAAGACTTGGCCTACCGCCGTCTGTTGGATTTGTACTACGTGAGCGAGAAGCAAATCCCACTCAATACCGAATCGGTTTCGAGAAAAATACGCATTGATTTGGACATAACCGAATCGGTTTTGGGGGAGTTTTTTGAAAAGACAGAAAACGGCTATTTCAACCATCGTTGTCATGTCGAAGTGGCTAAATATCAAGCACAAGTAGCGAACAATCAACGACTCGGAAAACTAGGCGGTCGCCCGAAGAAAACCGAATCGGTTAGCGAATTGGAACCGAATGGTAACCCTAAGAAGATAAAGAATAAGATAAATACCATTACGTCGGTTGCACCGACAACATCACGATTTGACGACTTTTGGTCAGCTTGGCCATCATCAAAACGAAAAGTCGCTAGATCGGCCTGTGAGACGAAATGGACGCGTCAAGCACTAGACCCCTTGGCAGACAAAATTATCGCCTGCGTGACCCGTTTGCGGGCCTCTGAGCAGTGGGTTTCGGGGTTTGAGCCTGCTCCACTTACGTTCATCAACCAAAAGCGCTGGGAAGATGAGTCAGGAACCGATTCGGTTAACGGTTCGGTTTTTTCTCGGAGGGTGATATGACACGCGACAACATCATCCGCATGGCAATAGAGGCGGGCTGGGATGCCCATTATGCTGAGTTTGATGCACGCATTCAAACCTTGGCCACCCTTGTGATTGCAAACCACCCACCGCAGTCGTTCATGACATGGCAAGTGGGTTACGAGGCTGGTAAGCAGGCCGAACGTGAGGCTTGCGCGAAGCTGTGCGAAGCGCAGGGGGAGTACGGCTGGCAGCAATACGCCGAGGCCATCAGAGCAAGGGGAACACCATGACCCCAGTCGAAAACTTGATCTCGCGTTTGGACAAGGTCAAAGGCCGTAACGGTTCATGGACCGCCCGCTGCCCAGCACACGCCGACAAGGGGCCTTCCTTGGCCGTTCGTGAGGGTGAGGATGGCCGAGTGCTGCTGCACTGCTTTGCAGGCTGTGAGACCGCCAACGTGCTTGGCGCGATAGGCATGGACATGACCGACCTGTTCCCGCCTGACAGCAAGCGCCGCGAGTACCCGGTCGAAGGCAAGCCCAGCATGAAGCCCGCGTTCTTTGCCAGTGACTTGATGCGCATCATTCACTTTGAGGCGTTGGTGGTGCAGATTGTGGCTTTTGACATTGCCAACAGCAAGCCAGTGAACGAAGAGACCCGCGAGCGCATGCTCACGGCATACCAGCGAATTGATGAAGCAGTGAGGTACGCAAATGTCTAACGTGGCAGCAATTGAGCAAAGGGCACGCGCCCTCGATCAGGCCCGCAAGGTGCGGTTGGTGAAGTCGCAAGACATTGACACCGAAAAATATTTGAAGGCTCACGACGTGACCCACAAGGTCCACGAGGCGTCGGTTTGGTTGGAAGAGTTGCAGCAGGAGCTGGTCAACCCACTTGAGCGGGACGTGAGCACCACCATGCCGTGGGCGAAGACGCATGCGACGTTCAGGTTCCGCCCCGGCGAGGTGACCCTGTACGCAGGCAGCAACGGCGGCGGCAAGTCCTTGGTGACGGGTCAAGTGGCCATGGGCTTGATCAAGCAAAAGCAGCGCGTGTGCATTGCCAGCTTTGAGATGAAGCCCAAGCGCACGCTGTACCGCATGCTGCGCCAGTTCGCTGGTGAGAACATTGACTTCCCGCGTTACACCGACAAGGCCACCTACATTGGCCGCCTGCTTGGCCGTTTCATCGACTACTCAGAGCAGGGCCTGTGGCTGTACGACCAGCAGGGGACCACCTCGAGCCAGCAAGTGATTGCCATGGCTCGGTACTGCGCAGTTGAGCTTGGCGTGCAGCATGTGTTCATCGATAGCCTGATGAAGTGCGTGACGGGCGAGGACGACTACAACGCGCAAAAGAATTTTGTCGACGAGTTGACGGCGCTGGCGCGTGACCACAACATCCACATCCATTTGGTTCATCACATCCGCAAGTTGGGCAGCGAAGAGATGCAACCAAGCAAGACAGACATCAAAGGCTCGGGTGCGATCGCTGACCAAGTCGATAACGTGCTGCTCATGTGGCGCAACAAAAAGAAAGAGCACGACATTCAGAATGGCCAGATCCCTGATTTAAAAAAGCCTGACGCCTTGCTCATGTGCGAGAAGCAGCGCAACGGTGAAGCCGAGGAGTGGTACAGCCTTTGGTTCAACCGCGACAGCCAGCAGTTTGTGGATGAGAGCGGCGGGCTGCCAATGTCGTTTGACAATCGAGGTGCATTTTGAATGGAGAAGGACAAGGCTCAGACGAGCATCGTCACTGTTGTCTCGTTCGATGGGTCATCCAGCGACGCATACAGGATCGCGATGCAGCACACCGATGGCTCAACGGTCACACTGACCACACTGGCCGTCGTCACAAGGGCTGGAATGAATTACATGAAGGCTCTCGACTTGAACAAGATGTTCGGGATCAATGGATTAAAGGCAACAGAGGTAACACAGGAGAATGGAAATGAGCATTTTTGAGCAAGGCAAAACCGTTTACACGCAAAACGAATTCAATGCTGCCTTGGCTAAAGAAAAAGCGGAAATCATGGCGACTGCAATCGCGGCTACTAAATATGCGCTTGAAATTGAGCGCCATGCCTACGCTGACATTGCACTGGCTTTTGGCCAAAATGAATTGGCTGAAGCTATCCGCAATCACAACAGTACAAAATGATTGAACTGACGCTACCTTGGCCACCGTCGGTCAATAAATACTGGCGCACGTTCCAAGGACGCATGATCATCAGCGCAGAGGGCAGGTCCTACCGCAGGGCAGTGGCTGACCAAGTGCTGATTCAGCGCGGGGCAAAGCACTACACAGGCAAGCTGTGCGTGGTGATTGAAGCGTTCAGGCCTGACAACCGACGCCGAGATCTTGACAACTTGCTGAAGGCGGTCCTTGACGGCTGCACTCATGCTGGTGTTTGGGAGGACGACAGCAACATTGTCGACCTGAGAATTTATTGGGCCGACACCATCGGCGGAATGTTAAAAGTGAAAGTGAGCGAGCTATGAGCACAGCGTTGAAAGTGAAGTGGTACACAGGCAGCAAGGGCAAGGTTGGCATTGCAAAAGTGCAAACAGAGGACGGCGATATTGAGTACCGCATCAGCTCAGTTGATGGGTTTCTTGAGCACATGGACGTGCAGCAGATCGTGGCGTGGGGCGCATGGTTTCCGATTGAGGCTGGTGATGCATTATTTGTGGAGGAAGCATGAACCAAGAACCAGAACTGATTGATATTTTTGCAATGTTTATTGTGCAGGGCCTGCTGACAGCCGAAGAGGTTGGCGAGTACAGCAACGAGCATGTGGCCGATATTTCCTATCGCGTGGCCAACGCAATGATGATTGAACGCAAAAACTGGATTGGAAAGCACAATGACTGAAAAGCTGATAGATCCACAGGCTGCTGTAGATTTCATGATTGCAAAGTCCAAGGCGTATGCTCAGTCGGAGGCCAACAAGGTGTACATGGAAGAGCTTCGTAAGACGATCAAGGCCGAGCAGATGATCGAGGCCGAAGAGATGGGCCACAAGACGGCTGCAATGCAAGAGCGCGAGGCGTATGCGTCAACCAGATACCGTGAGCATTTGCTGGCGCTCAGGCAAGCTGTGGAGGCTCGCGAAGAGCTGCGCTGGATGCTGATCGCGGCACAGGCCCGCATTGAGGTGTGGCGGTCGCAAGAAGCAAGTAACCGAGCAGAAGGGAAGGCGACGATATGAGTGATTTAACAGAGGCCAGCCTAGAGGCCATGCTTATAAAAATCCGCAAACACTTGGATGAAACTGGCGACAGGATCACCTTGATACCAACCCATTTTATTTTCCGACCATCAGATTTGAAAAATCTTGGACTCACCGTGGATAAAGTTACAAAGATGATCAAGGAGCAAAACTCATGAGATTTTTTACACAAGGCCTTATTGATGGGCTTGATAAAACAACAGAGGCGGGTTTTGCTGAAGCCTTGTTGATTGCCATGTCCAATTTAAAGGACGAACAAGGTTTGTTGTTGAATGTCAAACTGAGTGATGATTTTAATCAGCAGATTGACTTTGCAAAACAAATTGCGCGAATGATGGTTAAGGAGAAAAACACATGACTGGGTTCGTAAGCAAGCGCCAAGCGGCGCAAGCCAAGCTGGATGATGACACGCAGGTGTACGCAGGCAGGAAGCGCGGCAGCATAGCCTTGGCACGCAGCCTTTGCTATCAGATAAATGGTGCGGCTGACGACAGCGATGACATGGACGGCGGCGGGTACGGCAGCGTAGACATTGCCGAGATTCTTTCTGCGGAAGTTTTGCGGTTGCAAAAAGCCTTGGCACAGCCAGAGGGATGCCAATGCCCAGAGTGCCAGATAAAGCCACATACAAGCGATTGCGCTGTTCACAATGAGCCAGCGTATCCAAAGGGCCGATGCGACTGCGGGGCACAGCCAGAGCAAGAGCCTGTGGGAAGATTTGCCAAATTTACCGACAACATTTGGCGTGAAGTAACTGACGGGTCTGCGGGTGTTCCCCTCTACACCGTCCCACCACAGCGCCAATGGGTAGGGCTGACCGAGTGGGAGCGCGAAGCAATTGCCCATGCCTGCGGGGCCATGTCTGCTGAATGGCTGGTGTTTGTCGAGGCCGTGGAAAAAGCATTGAAGGAGAAAAATAGATGAAAACCGAAGAGGACGAAGAGTTTGAGCGCATCTTGCGAGAGCAGGGGTACAGGGTCGCTGGGCGCTATCGCGAGCCTGAAGCTGAGGAGGAAAAAGAAAAACGCTGCCCGACCTGTCACCGCTTGCTGAAGGAAAACCGTGAACCCAACGACTGACCCGACAAAAAAGACGTGCCAAGTGTGCCGCCTACAGCCCGCCGAAAAGCTAGGGAAGTCAAGCAATGGGACTCCGCAGTGGCGATGCCAGACATGCCATGACCTCAAAAACCGAGTTGGATTTACGAAAGAATGGAAATGACATTTAAGTGCCCAGACAAGTACCGCGTGGTGGTTGGCAACATGCCGCCGGGTGACGACCAAAACGGATGGTTTGAAGTGCCCCTCAAGCATGGCCAGAAGGTGCGCGTGATCGCATCTAACGGCATGGGCTGGGAGCACGTCAGCGTCTCGCGCAAGGATCGCCCACCGCTGTGGGCTGAGATGTGCCAGATCAAGGACATGTTCTGGGGGCCAGAGGACTGCGTGGTGCAGTTTCACCCGCCCGAAGCCGACTACGTCAACAACCACCCCAACTGCCTGCACCTGTGGCGCTCCATTGACGTCGAGATGCCACGGCCTGAAAGCATCCTCGTGGGGCTTGTTGAATGACCAGCTCTCGCAAACGGCGCAAGGCGGTGCAGGCAGCCGTCAGGCGCAACAACTCTTGGAGCTGGTCGTTTGACAAGTTCGTGCGTGCTGTCGTTACGGCCACAAACAAGATGTCAAAGGCGATGGAAGAGGCTTACGCAAAATCAAGGGCAGAGCATGACCACGTTGGCTGAGAAAAAGCACATGAGCCGGGTGGCCGAGCTGGGCTGCGTGGTCTGTCGGAGGCTGTACGGGCCGCACGACCCCGGCCCCGTGGAGTTGCATCACCCCAGACGCGGCACAGGCATGGGGCAGCGTGCCAACCATTCCGACGTGCTGCCACTGTGCGTGCCTCACCACAGGGGCAAGGAGGGCCTCCATGGCCTTGGCACGAAGGGGTTCCCCAAGCACTACGGCTTCAACGAGCAGGACCTGCTGGGGGACGTCCGGGGCCTATTAGGGTTTATCCCTACAAAATAATTTAAAAAAGCTGTTGACTCGTTTAATTTGGTGTTACACTACATGCACTGACCAAGCAATACCGCACAGTCAGAACCACAGAAAGACAGCGAAATGACTACTACCACCACCATCACCCACGACGTCGACACCCTCGGCGCTCTTCTCGCCCAAATTGCAACCCTGACCAAGCAGGCTGACCTGATCAAGGACGGCATCAAGAACGACGCCAGCCTGACAGGCGACAAGTCCTTCGAGGGCGAGCTGTTCAAGGCCACCTACATCGAGACCAACCGCTCTGTGGTTGACAGCAAGGCCCTCTTCGCCGAGCTGGGCGCAACACCTGAGCAGATCGCTCGTCACACCAAAGTGACCGCAGTGTTCAGCGTCAAAGTCACCAGCCGTTAATCGGAGCACACCATGAACGAAGAGACCAAAACTCCCGTAGTCGTGGTGGCCCTCCCCGAGGAGGCACTCGAGTGGCTTGAGAGAGCGCTCCAGTGGCCCGAGGATTTGGCTGCATACGACAGGCTCAACACGCCGATCAACGGCGCTGAATTAGGTTTACCACTCTGAAAGCGAAAGGAAAGCGAAATGGATTCATTCACAGCAACAGGCATCGCAGAGGGCTTCATTGAGGCCGACAGCGAAGAGCAAGTCATCGAGGCATGGCAGACCCTTGTGGACACTGGCCTCGCATGGCAACTTCAAGGCTGGTTCGGTCGCACGGCCCAGCAACTCATCAACCAAGGTCTCATCACAGCGTAAGGAGCGAATCATGAAAATCAAAGTCACAGCACACATTTATCACAGCAAATATTCATGGGAAGAGAAGGGCGAGTTCTTGCTTTTCTACGCAAAGGTGGACGACACCGAGACCATGATTCACGTCGGTGAGCAAGAGGTCGAGGTCGAGGTCCCCGACAATTTTGACCCGCGCTTACAGCAGATCGCCGCGCTGGAAAAGCAAAAGCAAAAGGTCATGGCCGACTACCAAAAGATGGTCAACGAAATCAACGAGCGCATCAGCAACTTGCAAGCACTGGAGTACACGGCATGAAACACGCAGAAGTCCAATACATCAGCCTCGGGTTCAAATACGAGCGGGCGCAGTCCCTAGAGGCTGGCACTGCCGTCGCGCAGGCCATCAGAGGCCTGCTGGAGAGCGAAACGATCGAGGACAGGACCGAGGCCCGCTACTTAATCGATCGTGGCCGCCAAGAGGCGCGTCAAGGAGTAGCAGCATGACTGACGTGACCAAAGAAGAGCTGCTTGATTGTTTTGCAACCGAGGCAATGAAGTTGCTAGTCCAGCAAGCTGGTTCAACATTAAACCCGTACCGGGTTGCTGAAACAGCCTACACCGTTGCGGAGCGGATGCTTGAACGGCGCGAGAAAATTTTTCTCCAATGGAAGCATGACGAGGACGTCGTGCAGCATGGTATTGCAAAGCTACACCTTACGGTCAGAACAGAGCGGTGCTTGCAAGCCGAGGGCATTCTTACGATACAGCAATTGCAAGGCTGCACTAAGCGCGACCTGATGAAAACTCCAAACCTTGGCCTTAAAAGCATCAACGAAATTATTGAGCAAATGGCCGCACTTGGCTACAGCTTGAGGGACTACACATGACCGACCCAGAGGCCAACATGAGCGAGTACATCGCCGGCTTTGACGCCGGCTATGACTGCGTCCTGCGCGAGATCGAGCGGTACATCAAGCGGCATGACTACGAGCCACGGGCTACATGGCCGCTTGATCGACTGTTGGCCCACCTCAAGTACCACCTCAAGACAAAAGACGAGCCAGATAGGGTAAACACCTAGAAGAAAAGTGTGGCACCGTTTAATTCGGTGTTACACTACAAACACTGCACCACCGCAGCACCACAGAAAAGAAAGCGAATCATGACTCACCCCTTCCAAAAAGCCGGCCTCGGAACAGCTCCCTTCTCATGCACGCACGTCACCGAGAACGTGTTTGCCCTGCCAGACGGCACCAGCAAGGCCGGCGGCTGCTGCGATTTTTGTGGCACCGGCATCCGCTGGGAGTTCTGGATCAAGGGCAGCATTGCTGGTGCCAAGCAATTTAAGGTTGGCTGCGACTGCGTGGCCAAGACTGGTTGGGGCATTGAGGGCTTCGAGAAGGTCCGGGCCGATCACACCCGCGCCCGCCGGCAGGCCGGTGTCCAGTCCCGCCGCGCCGCACGTCAGGCCCAACTGGCCGCAGAGCGCGCCCAGAAGGCCGCAGACCGCATTGAGGCTACCCAAGCATGGCGCGACGCCAACAGCGCCGTGGTGGCCCGCCTGACGGCCTACGAGGGCACAAACAGCTTCCTGCGCGACATGATGAGCAACCTGAGCCATTGGGGCAACCTGTCCGCCCGCCAGCTTGAGGCAGTCGAGTCCTGCTTTGTGACGATTGACCGCCTTGAGGCCGCCCGCGCCAACAGCCAGCACGTCGGTGCAGTGGGCGACAAGATCACCCTGACCATCACGGTCGAGCGCATCATCGTGCTTGAGTCCCCGTTTGGCACCACCTTCATCACCCTCGCCCGTGACGAGCAGGGCAACGCCATTTTCTACAAAGGCCGTACCAACATTGGCAGCAAAGGCGACACCAGCACCATCAAAGCTGCCGTCAAGGAGCACACTGAGTACAGCGGCGTCAAACAGACCGTCATCCAGCGCCCCAAGCTCGTTGAGGTGGCATTAGGGTAAGTCCCAATAAAAATAAATTTACAAAGGGGCTTGACAACCTCTTTGTTTAATGTAGAATTACACTCAGACACCAAACATCTTGGTGTCGTAACAGAGAAGGACAGCGAAATGAGAGCAATAGTAAAAGCAGCACTGAACATCCCAGAGATGATTTTTGCGTTTGAGACCATCTGTGAAGATGACAAAAAACAGCCGGAGGACTACTCCGACGAGGAAATTGTGAGCGAGGCAGAGTACCGCCTGTCTACCTACTTTGAGTCGGGCCATATCAACGACGATATGCGCATGGACGATGAAGGCGTAGGCCAAAAGGTCGCGCTGAAGGACATCAGAATGCTTAAGGCTTTTATCAAGAAGTACAAGACCGTTGATGGCCATTGGAGCAAGTACACCAACCACCTCATCAAGTAAACCTAACGGGGCTTCGGCCCCTATCAGGAGAACACTATGACACAGCAAGAATTCAACCGATTGGTCACACTGGACATCCAGCGCTTGGTGGCCAAGGCGCAGGCCGAGTACGAGGCCCAAGTGGCCGCCGAGGAAGCAGCAGCACAGGACAGCGAGGCAGCAGCATGACTGGCTTTGAAACAAAGCGCAAAGCGGCGCAGGACAAGCAAGTGGACGACGGCGATTACGGGGGCATAGACGATTTTATGCACTGGGTGACCATCATCATGCTTTTCTTGATGACTATTGTTTTTTTAAGCGCGGTGGCTGGGTTTATCTGGGGGATGCTATGAACGCTGAGGACGTTATCCGCATGGCGCGGGAAGCTGGGATTAAAAACGATTGCGATAGTATTTGGTGCAATGCTGACCAACTCCAGCGCTTTGCCGACCTTGTTGCCGATGCTGAGAGGGAGGCTTGCGCGAAGGTAGTAGATCACATGGCATCACGCTGTAACGACATACGGGCCGCTGCGCTGGAATCGGCAGCGGAGAACATCCGAGCAAAGGGAAACACATGAAAGAAGAATGGCTATTTCAAGGAGCCATAGTCCCGATAGATGCAGCAACTACCACTGCACTTGTTGCTGAAATCAAACGGCTGATTGACGTTGTTGGCGGCATGGCCTTGGAAATTTTTAATCAAGGCGAAATGCTGGAGCGCCAAACAG